ATTTATTCATATTAAGTTACTGCATTAAAATAGTAATAATCAACTAGCCTTTTCACTTCCTTTGACTTCATTTTTTATTGCCATTTTTTCTTTTTCAAATTCTGATTTAAGCATTCCTCTTAGTAATTTCTGTTGAGCTTCTGTTTCTAATACAGATTTTCTAACTTCATTTCCACCTTCATTAACTTTCATCTTTATACCTGCTTGTACTAATTGACGTTCTAATGTTTCAATCGTTCCTTCTTTATCTTTTAAAGCTTCTTCCATAGATGATACTTGAGATTGTAATTGAGCATACATTGATTTTCTCTCTACAATAGATTTCTTATTTCTTATATCTGTTTCACCTATCATGGCTATATCATCTATTAGTCCAGCTTGGAACCATCTAAAATATTCTTCTAATAATGCCCATCTATTAATAGGCATTGTAGCTCCAGCTATTAATCTTACATCAAACTTAGCTGATGCATAATCTTTATACATACTTATAGCTTTACCATAATCATTATAAATAGGAATATTAATTCTTGTTTCTTTTTCTTGATCTGGTTGTTGACCTGCTTCAGGTTGTACAAGTCTAAATACTTTTTCTACAGAATAATGACTTTGAGCCATCATTTGAAAACATCTACCTAAATGTTCTAAACATGGTTCTACAACACTACCCATCCAAGCTTTTAATCTACGAGTACCAAACTCATCATTAGCTAGTAATCCTCTATATGTTTCTGTTTGTTCTTGTGCAAAACCCATCATTGAAGATGGAACACCTGCTATATACTCAGCATCTCCTTTACCTTCTTGAACTACACTAAAGAAAGCATTATTAATGGGGGCTGGCATAATTGGAGTAGGAGCATTAAATCCTTGTCTATATTTGAGGAGGGCTCCTGGGGAGGAGGAATAACGCTCCCACTCTTCTTCGGGAACAGAACCTTCTTCATACATCCATCTTAAGTTAGATGCTAAATTAGCATTATGTAACATAATCTGATGAGACTTGTTTATTTCTTGCTGTTTACCTATGAGAGGGGTAACAGCACTCATTGGATACGGTGTTCCTGTATACATGTATGGAATGGGAACGATAGGATATTCTGTAATATTTAATATCCGTTCATACAAAAACACTTCATCACCAACGGAACAAGTTAAATGTATTCTATTCTCGTAAAATTTTATTGCATCTACTATTTGACCATCTGATTGATCACTATTTGCAATAACATTATAACTAGCTTCTGTCATTATTTGTTGTTCAATAACTGTAGCTGCTTCTTGAGCTTCAGCCGTTAGTTGCATCCTTTTCTCTTCAATAGCTTGTTCCGCCATCTTTTGAGCTCTCTGTATTTCTAACTGAGCTCTTTCAGGAATAATTTCCCCAGCTTGAACAGCTTCTTGTAATTCTAATTCTTTTTCTTTTAAACTAACTTGAACCTCATCAATAAAATCATTCATCTGCTCATCTACTGAGGCTTTTATTTGTTTTAATTCTTTAGGTGATGGTAGCTTTTTTATATAAACATTGTAGTATGCGTGTTTTACTTTAGCATATGTTTCATAGTATGCTACAATATCGTCATCTTCAGCATCTAGATTTATTCCTATACTAATATCTTCAGATTGTATACTATCAGACATATCTACATCTCTTTGAGAATATGTCACTACTTCAGTAGTTCCTCCAGCTTTTTTGATCTTAGCTTTCCATTGAGGAAACATATTCATTAACTGAGATCTAGCTAAATTCTTTCTAATACTTATAAATCCAGCATCTCTAAATAAAAAGTCAGTACTAGCAGGATCTGCATAAACATCATATGGATCAATTCGTTTAAAAACAACTTCACCCATTCCCCTGTCCATATCTCTATCTATATCTACAAGAAAATAACCTATTCCTTTAGTTAATGCATCTAATACTATTTGGCTATATATAGATTTACCATTTGATAAATACCAACAGTAATCTGATATTTCAGAATGTACTTGAGCTACATCTACATCATCTCCAGTTGCTCCTACTGCTTTCCATCTAGGATTATTAGCAGTAACAAAATATTTCATTATTTCAATAATAGGAGTTACTCTATTAATGATAAATGAAGGCATACCAGCTTCGTCTAATGATTCTTTTTCACTCTTAGTAAGTTGTTCGTTAAGATAAAAGTCATATCCTTTCTGACTCATAGCCTGCCATTTATTTCTATGAGAAGTATTAGCTCTATCCCAAAGTTGCTTATTTATTTGAGCTTTTGATTTTTTACTTTTTCTTGCCATAATTAAAAAGAATATCCTTCATCTCTCATATATTGATAAAGTTTAGGAGCTACTACACCATGAGTATATCCTTCATCTGTTGAAATATCTTCATATATCTTTTCACCAGCATGCCTTCTAGGAACTTCTTCCATTTTATGTTTAAATAATTCTTTTCTAGATGAATAAGGTGACCATTTTTTAGGATTTTCCCATTGAATAGCATGTGAAAGTTCTTCTACTAATTCACTAGCTCCAAATGCCCTACCTCCAACTTGAACAACATCTTTTCCCCATTTTGATTTCCACTTAGAAAATAAACTCGGTCTTTTACCAGTATATTCACTCATTAAAGTACCTACATCTCTAGGATTAAACTGAGGTTGATGTGTTCCAACTTTTATTTTAGGTTTACCTGACAATTCCCAAATACTTTTAACACCTTCTCTTGTATAAAGATTATCTATACCTCCTTTTCGTGTTCCAAAAGCAGATGTTTCTCCCATAGCTTTTTCAAAGTTTTCATCTCTAGATTCATATAAAAGACCTATTAATGGAGTTTCTCCAATTTTATCCATAAAACTAAATAATTTTTCTCTTCTTGGATTCATTAATCTATCAATTCTACATGAACTAGGTCATCAAACGAATTATCTTTAATTTCGCCATCACTATCCCAGTCGCCGCCCCAGCGAATCTTTACACCCATCTCATGAGCAATTCCTCTTAGCATTCCACCCATGTAATGGAATCTTTCTCTATCTTCCCAATCAATAGGATATGGAGCAACATCAACAGCTCTTCCTTCTATATGTTTAGAGTATCGTGTTTTACTAGCACCTTTTTTAACTAACTCATCTTGTCTTTTCTGAGTTCTCACTCCTTCAATAATAGTTACATCCATTATTTCAACAAGCTTTCCAAGGATATGTACCAGCACCATATTAACTCCTTTTAGACGCTGCTTAGATCTTTTACCGAAACGAGGCATCATTAATACCTCTTCTTAGTTTTTACCATTTTCTTACCAGTTCTCTTAGCAGCTCTTTTTGCTTTCTTAACTGATTTAAAAACTTTTTTTCCTACTTTTGGCATAATATTCTCCTTTACGCTACAATCCAGTTCTTAGCTTTACGTTTTGGCTTCATCCATCTACCATCTTTCTCATTTTTACTCATATTTGGCGGAAATGCGTGCAAATTAGCGTAAAAAAGAGCTTCTATGGTGTCATCATGTGCCATTCTCGGTCCAAAAGTAACTATTTCGTTGTTTAAATCAAACATATTTTCCCTAATGTGTACCGTTCCCATGCTAAAACGACCAGAAAGTCCACTATAAATGCGATTTATCTTCTGCCTGCCTCCTGGTTTTTCAGGAATTACAGCAATATCGAACTTATTTGTACGTCTTCTTTCTTCATTAAGTGCTTGAAATACACTTCTATTCATAGCTACATCTTCAACAGTAGATGATATACAATGATACTTTTGATGTGATTCTAATATATAATCAACTACACCTTTCTTATCCATAACATCTCCATCTGCAGTCTTTGCACCTATAGTAGGAATACTGCGATGTCTTTCATACTCTAGTACATAGAGATTATTTTCCGAATCAATCGCAATGACCATGATAACAGAAAAGTCAGACTCTTTAGTATCAATATCAGTAGCAGGGTCGCAGCCAGTAAAACAATTAACCGGAAATCTTTCGCCATCAATAACAAGATAACTTTGATTCTCTTCAGCATCGTAATCATAATAACCTTTCCAGTACTTAATATGTTCCCTAGTCCATAAGGCATCTTCAGCACTTTGCACCTCCATCATATATTCTTGATAGAATTTTGAAGCTTGACCTGAGTCTCTGTAGAATTTTTTCTTCTCTTCTAATTTTGATGTAGGAAACCAAGATGCCCATAATGGCTCTCCAGCTGGTGTTACTGCTTTGTAAGTTATTAACTTCCAAGCAAACTCTTTTTCACTAGACTTAGCACGGTCATGATTAATAAGAAGATTATTGATAAAAGAATCGTAATGGACGGGAGTGCCATTAACACGAAGCCTACCGGTATGAGGCTCAATCGCAGGATATACAACAGCGGTAACAAGATTAGCATTCTTGTCTCTAGCTTCTCTTGTAATTGTATTAGCCTCGTGTTCAAAGTCATCAAGTACAATAAGGTCGTACCGCTTATGGAGCTTCGCTCCGCCCCTGATCCCAGCGACATTACTCTTGGAAATGAGTTTACAGCCATTGGATAACTCTATATCTTCTTCTGTCCATTTTCTTCCTTTTGTTTTTCCAAAATAGTAAATGAATCTATCATTAAACTCAAGATGATGTTTAATATAGTCCATATTACCAACGGATAATTTTTGT